ATTTTGAAGATCTTCCAATAATTCTTCATTTTTCTTTTTATTAATGTTGGTTTCAATTGTTTTTAAATTTAAAAATATATCTTCCAAATTTTTAATACAAACATTTAATTCACTGGCTCCCAAAATATCTAAATTTTTATATCTATATACAACCAATATCGTCTTTTGTATTACTTTTTGGTAAAATTTTATTTTTTCGTTTAAAAAATTAGGAATATCATTTTTTTGAATATTATTTTTTATTATTTTTATATTCTTCATACAAATAAATTGCGATTTTAATATTTTACAATATCCTAAATGTTTTTTTTATAATGATATAAAAAACATTTTATTCATAAATGTATGGGAATTCCTAGTTTCTTTTCTTATATAATAAAAAATCATCCTGAAATTATTCAATTATTTAAAAATCAAAATTTTAATAATTTTTATTTAGATTCAAATTCTATCATTTATGATTCATTGATAGAAATTGAATATTGTTCTAATTTTGAAGAAAAATTAATTAAAAAAGTATGTAAAAAAATTGATACATATATTGATACTATCTCACCTGATGGTATCATTTATATAGCTTTTGATGGTGTTGCGCCCGTTGCAAAATTAGAACAACAACGAACCCGTAGATATAAAAGTTCTTTTGAAAAAAAACTACATACACTTCTTTATGGAAATATTCAAACATGGGATAAAACCGCTATCACACCCGGAACAGATTTTATGAACAAATTAGATAAATATATTCATAATTATTATAAAAATTCTGAAAAAAAATTAGGTGTTGAAAAAATAATTATATCAACAAGCACCGAAATAGGGGAAGGTGAACATAAAATTTTTCAATTCATACGAAATAATCCAAATCTTCATAAAAAAAATACGTTAATCTATGGACTAGATGCAGATTTAATAATGCTTGGATTAAATCATTTACCTATTTCAAATAAAATATATTTATTTAGAGAAACACCCGAATTTATAAAATCTATTAATTCAAATTTTATTCCAAATAAAAATTATATTTTAGATCTTCCTAAATTAGCAAAAACAATTATTTCTAGGATGAATAATTTTAAAATTATTAATAAAAAACAACAAAAAAATCGTTTATATGATTATATATTTTTATGTTTTTTCTTAGGAAATGATTTTTTACCCCACTTTCCATCTATGAATATTAGAACGAATGGAATAGAAATTTTATTGGATGCATATACTTCTACTATAGGAAAAACCGACAAAAATTTAACAGACGGAAAAACAATATTTTGGAAAAATGTATATGTATTTGTTAAATATTTGGCTAAAGGTGAACTAAACAATTTAAAACAAGAATATACAATTAGAGAAAGATGGGAAAAAAGAAAATTTAAAATGAACACAATGGAAGAAAAACTTTTTAAATTTCAAAATATTCCTACATATGAAAGAGATATTGAAAAATATATTAATCCATATGCCCCTTCATGGCAAAAAAGATATTATGAAAAATTATTTTATACCGACATTAACAATGAATACAAAAAAAAAATATGTATTAATTATTTAGAAGGATTAGAGTGGGTAATTTCATATTATACAAGCGATTGTATAGATTGGAGGTGGCATTATAAATATCATTATCCGCCATTGTTAAATGATTTATTGTTGTTTATTCCACATTTTAATACAAAAATGATAGAAAAAAATAATCATAAAGCTGTAAGTCCCTATGTTCAATTATCATATGTCTTACCAAAAAACAGTTTATATCTTCTTCCATATTCAATTTATTTTAAATTAATAAAAGAAAAATTTTACAATGATAATTGCGATTTTGTTTGGGCATTTTGTAAATATTTCTGGGAAAGCCACGTAAAATTACCAATGATTGATTTAGAAAAATTAGAAAAAATTATTGAAAAAGTATAAAAATAAAAGTTTAGAATATAAATGCGCGAATTACCACATATTGTTGATCGTAAAGAACTAAAAACTATTTTAAAAAGTAATCAAATTACCATTATTAAAGCAAGTGCTGAATGGTGTGGTCCATGTAAGAAAATTGCTCCTCTTGTTGATGAATTACTGGAACAAATGCCCGAAAATGTTAAAATTTTACATTTAGATGTAGATAAGGGGCAAAATCTGTCCAGTTATCTCCGTATTAATGCGGTACCGACTTTTATAAGTTATAGGGGTTTTGATAAAACCGATATTTTGGTAGGAGCCGATGAAAAGGGAATACGTAGTTTTTTTAACAAAGTTTTAAAATATTCTTAATTTCTAAGATAATTATATATGTCTTGTAAATCTGATTGGAGATGGCAAGGAAAATGTAGTTCCCCCAATTGTTGCAAAGGTGGGCGAAGAAAATCAAGGCGAAAAAAAGGACGGGGAACTCCCAAAACTTTACGTAAAACTCTTATGAAGAAAAAAAAGCGACGCGACCGGTCATCTACCCTTACACATATTCCTTCGGAACGAACCCTTTCAAAAACATCTGTAAACACGACATTTGAAGAGCCATCTGATCCAAGGCATCAGTTAGCGACTATAATTGGAGCAGGTCCTCCCGGACAAACCGATGATCAATACAGACGACGAATTGCGGCTGTGGTTGCAAAAATGCCCGGAAGAGATGGAAAGCCGGGTTCTACACCAAGAATGAAAACAGAACAACCGAAGCGCTTAAAGAGTGCTATGAAACGGATAGCGATAATACGAGAACAATATGGTGGAAAAAAAAGGAGAACTCGCCGCAGAACTCGCCGCAGAAAACGATGGGGGCGCCGAAAGAGAAAAACGCGCAGAAAATTTGTGCGTTAAAAATAGAAAAAAATTAGTATTTAAAGATTTTTAGTAAATTTTTAATTATGACGAACGGTAAAGTTCTTGAAATTAAAACTGTTCAAATTGCGCCATTTAGAACATTAATGACCGCTTTAAAAGATATTCTTTTGGAAACAAATATTACATTCTCACCTGATGGTATTCGTATTATAAATATGGATAAATCTCATACAATTTTGGCACATTTATTTTTAGACGCAGAAAAATTTGAATATTATTACTGCAAATATCCAAAAATTATTATTGGAGTAAATATGTTTCATCTATTTAAACTTATTAATTCAATAGATAATGATGATACACTTACAATATATATTGAAGAAAGTGAATATAGCGATGGTATTGTAGATTTTCTTGGATTAAAATTTGAAAATGGAGATATTAAACAATGTAAAAATCAAAAACTTAAATTAATTGAACCTGATGAAGAAGAATTATTATTACCCGATGTGAAATTTTCTTCGGTTATAAATTTGCCATCCACCGATTTTCAGAAAATCATTCGCGATTTATCCAATATTTCGGAAAGACTAGAAATTAAATCGGTTGGTAATGAATTAATATTTAAATGTCAAGGACCTTTTGCTTCTTGTGAAATTAGAAGATCAGAATCTGATGGTATTATGGAATTTGTTACAAAACACGATACAACCAAAGTTATTCAGGGAGAATTTTCTTTGAAAAATTTAAGTTATTTTATAAAATGTACAAATTTATGTAATAGTATTGAAATGTTTTTGGAAAATGATCTTCCATTGGTTGTTAAATATTCGGTCGCATCTTTAGGAATTATAAAACTATGCTTAGCTCCACTTCCTTCCGGATAATGCCTACTAAATTAGTATAAAATAACTTTTCACAAAATTTATTTTACACAACTCTAATATTCAGGTTTATGTTTTTTGAATATACATCCATGTGGCAATAAACCTGATTTTGAATTAATCTCGTCTGTATTTTGATATTTACAATTCTCCAACCATATTTTTATAATACAAAAAGATTTTTTTGGTGATATTGTAATACCATTTATATGAGGGGCTATCTCTTCACACTTTCCCAATATTTCACCCACCAAAGAATAACTAGCCAATTTCCAAACTTTATAAACATTTTTATTTGGTATCTTATATGAAAAACATCCACCACTCCGATTCTTTTTATCCTCCCATGTTGGGATAATGCCTTTTCGCATAATAAAAAGCATACAATTTTTTACCATTTTTTCAGGTAATATTTTATATAATGCCACCATTTCTTGAACGGTTCCAATTTCCATTATTTTTTTATAACTTGTTAAAGACCAATTTGTATCATGTGGTAAATGCGCCCACAAGACCCATTTATCAAATAATTGTCCTTCTTCTTCTATGGAAATATACTTACCGTGGGAAGCATCCATTATATTATACATATAAAATACCTTTTTAAATTATTTTTTAATTGAATAATTACCTTTATCTCCTAAAATTATATATTGTGTCGGATCTAAATTAATTATATTTATTTCGTGATCAATTATATTTAATTTATAATTTTCTTCTAAATCTATTTGATACCAATACCTTAAATACCATTTTAAAAAATCTCTATCAAACAATTTATTATCCTTTAAAAAAAAATAATGTAAATATTCTTGAATCTCCATATTTTTTTCATTCTGTTCAAGCTCTACCTGCAAAAAAGGCTTTTCAATAATAATAAATTCATCTTCATCTTTTTTTTCAGAAATATTATCATATATACGACATTTACACTCACCATTCATCTTTTTTTTAACAAACCCCCATTCTAAATCTTCTTTGTCGGGAATTTCAATAACTGTTTCGTATTTATCATTCTCCTTATCATAATATGTAATCTTATCGGATTCTTTTATATTTTTCTCTTCAACAAATATCTCAACTTTTTCATCCAACTTTTTTTCCGTTTTTTTTAGCTTGAACCTTTTTTCAAAAAAATCTTCTAAATTTGTATATATACTTATAGCCGACCATGTTACGTTATAAAACAATGTCTCTGCTTTATTTTTATCGTATAAATATAAAAATCCCGCTGCGGTAGTCATAAAGGTGCCTGAGGCAAATAAAAAATATAAAAACATCTTTTATATTATTATTTATTATTTTTAAATTAAAATCATTCATATTTTTTTCCTGTTAATGTTGCTCCGGTTGTATTTTTCAAAAGAACCGGATGGGTTTTCCAATATTCATCCTTTTCTAATCTAACAAGTCCTAAATTGCATTCGTCTCGCGTTTTACCACGCAAACAACGACC